GAACAAATGACCATCCCGGCCAGTGACATTGTTGTCGTCAACCCCGGCGTCGTTGGTTCCGGCGGTAATCCGCTGGCTCTGAACGGCGTTATTCTTTCCAAAAATACTTTGCTGCCTGCTGGCGAAGTGCGGTCGTTCGCAAGCGCGGCGGCGGTAAGTTCGTTCTTTGGCCCGGCTTCTGCTGAATATGCCATTGCGCAAACCTACTTCCTGGGCTTCGATAATTCCACGATCAAGCCGGGCGCCCTTCTGTTCGCCCCGTATGTGGATACCGCCCGCGCCGCCTGGTTGCAATCGGGTTCTTTGGCCGGCGTGAGCCTGGCCGAACTGAAAGCCATCCCGGCCGGAACCCTGATTGTTACGGTCGACGGCGTTGTCAAGACTTCGGCAAGCATTGACCTTTCGGGCGCGACCAGTTTCAGCAACGCGGCCACGCTTATTGCCGCCGGCTTCACCGGCCCGAGCGCCCCGACGTGCGCCTGGAATGCGGTCAACAGCACTTTCACGCTGACCAGCCCCACGACCGGCGCAACCCTTTCGTCTATCGGCTTCGCAACCGGCACCCTGTCCGCCGCCCTGATGCTGACCAGCGTAACCGGCGCCATTCTGTCCCAAGGTGCTGACGTTGATACGCCGACCACGGCTATGGATAGCGTCAAGGCCGCGACGCAAAATTGGGTCGATTTTATGACCCTGTGGGAGCCTGTGACCGCCGACAAAGAACTCTTTGCCGAATGGTCCAATGCGCAAAATCAGCGTTTCATGTACGTCGCATGGGACACGGACGCGCAAGCCATTGTGCAAGGTTCGTCCACTTGCTTCGGCGCCATCGCCAAAAACCTGATGTACGACGGCGTCATGTGCGTCTACAACACCAAGGAACTGGCGGCCTTCGTGCTGGGCACCGTGGCTTCCATCGACTTCACCCGCACGAACGGGCGCATTACGGCGGCCTTCAAATCGCAAAGCGGCTTTGTGCCTACCGTGACCGACCAGCAAACCGCCGCCAATCTTCTGGCGAACGGCTACAGCTTCTACGGCGCCTACGCGACGGCAAACGATCAATTCAACTTCCTGTATGACGGCAATTTGCCGGGCAAGTGGAAATGGCTTGATACCTACGTCAACCAAGTGTATTTGAACGCGCAATTTCAACTTGCGTTGCTCTCCCTGCTGACGAACGTTAAGTCGATTCCTTACAACGAATCCGGCTATTCCCTGATTCGTGCGGCCATGATCGACCCGATTAACAGCGGCATCAACTTTGGCAGCATTCGCACCGGCATTGCGCTTTCCGAATCGCAAAAAGCCCAAGTGAATCAAGCCGCCGGCCGTGACGTGTCGACCACACTGGAACAGCAAGGCTATTACCTGCAAATCTTGGACCCGGGCGCACAAGTCCGCGGCAACCGTGGCACGCCGGTAATCAACTTCTGGTACACCGACGGCGGCGCGGTCCAAAAGATCACCGTCGCTTCCATCGACGTAATGTAAGGGGAAATGAATCATGGCTGATACCACAATCACCAGCGCGAACAGCGTTTTTACCATCGTCATTCCGGGCCTGTTCCCGGCCCCTGTGCAGCTTCAAGGCTACGCCAGCGACAAGGCTTTCACCACGGAAGCCATTGACCTGGCAGAAGTGCAAATGGGCGTCGACGGGCGCATGACGGCCGGCTTTACGCCGAACCCGACGAAGCAAACCGTTACGCTTCAAGCGGACAGCCCCAGCAAGGACATTTTCACGGCGCTGATTCAGGCCATGAAGACGGCGCGGGAAGTGTTCTACATTTCCGGTTCCATCACCTTGCCGTCGACCGGCGAGTCCTTCGCGCTGACCCGCGGCATTCTGACCAACACGAAGCAAATCCCGGATGCTCAAAAAGTCCTGCAACCCATGGACTTCGTGATTACCTGGGAAAGCGTGAACCGTTCGCTGCTGTAATCGCACCAGTTAGGCCCCGGCAACGGCGCAAGCCGGCTTTGCCCTCTCCCGAAGCACGCCGGGGCCGCCTTAAAAATCTTGGGAGAGGTAACACGATGCGGAGAGGCATTAAAAATGGCACGTTCAACCGTAAATTACACCGTCAAAGATGAAGGCCGCGATTCCGGCAAAGTCTTTGTGCTTACCGAAATGCCCGCCAGCAAGGCGGAATCTTGGGCAATGCGGGCGCTTCTGGCCCTCATGGCAAGCGGCGTCGAAGTCCCGGAAGGGTTTGACCGCATGGGCATGGCCGCAATGGCTGAAATCGGCATTCGTGCCCTGTCCGGGCTCAAGTGGGAAGTCGCGGAACCGCTCTTGCAAGAAATGTGGGATTGCGTGCAAATCATGCCCGACCCCAGCAAGCCGCACGTCGTCCGCCGCTTGATTGAAGAAGACATAGAAGAAATTGCAACCCGCGTCAAGCTCCGCGCCGAAGTGTGGAAATTGCACACGGGTTTTTTGAAGGCCGTCGCCCCCTCAATCTCCGACGGTTCCCCGGCGGCGGCCAGCAAGCGGGGTTCGCGGAATATCTGAATTTGCCGGCGGTAATCGGCACAATTCTTTCCAAGCGCATGGCGACCTTGCATGAACTGGATACCGTGTATGGAGTGCGCGACGTCTATGATATGTTGGAGGTCATAACGATAGACGATTACAATAGAAACTTGGCGAACCGGGAATAATCCACATGGCAACAATCATCGACAGCTTGTTGGTAAAACTTGGCTTGGACTCTTCGGAGTTCGACGCCGGGAAGCGCAAGGTCGACAAGGGCCTCAAGGATACCGGCGGCGAAGCGGACAAGACCGGCGCCAAGTTCAAGAAATCGGGCAAGGACGGCGCCGACGGCTTCGGCAATGTGGCCGCCAGCGCCGCCAAGTTCCTGGCCCTTATCGGCGGCACAATGGCCGTAAAGCGGTTCATTGAACAAACCGTCGAATCAAGCGCAGCACTCGACCGGCTCTCCAAGAATTTGCAAGAAGGCGTGTCGACCGTTTCCGCCTGGTCCAACTCCGCGGAACTGGCCGGCGGGTCCGCCGAAGGCTTGCAAGGCACTTTGGACATGCTCAGTAAGTCGCAAACTGAATTGCAGCTTACGGGCCAATCCCAGCTTATCCCCTATTTCTCAGCCCTTGGCGTTTCCATTGCGGACGCCAGCGGCAAAGCGCGTTCCGGCGGCGACGTCTTGCTGGACCTGTCCGACCGTTTTTCCGAGATGGGCCGCACCACGGCCAACAATATGGGCCGGATGATGGGCATTGACCAAGGAACAATGAATCTCTTGCTCAAGGGGCGCAAAGAAGTCGAATTGATGGTCGCCCGGCAAAAGGAATATGGCGCCGTCACGAAGCAACAGGCCGAAGAATCCAGCCGCCTAAAACTGGCGATGACCGAAAGCAAACAGAGTTTTGAAGCCTTCGGGCGCGAACTCTTGTCGACCGCAATGCCGGCGCTGGAAGGTCTATTTTCCATGATGAAGGACTTTGGCGCCTGGATGCGCGAAAACAAGGAATTCGTCAACGCCTTCCTGACCATCATTGCCGTCGGCCTGGGCGCCATCGCAGCGGCCACGATTCCTATTAACCTGACGGTCGTCGCTGTGCTGGCGCTGGCCGCCGCAATCGTGGCACTGTGGCAGGATTACCAAACATGGAAGCGGGGCGGCGACAGCTTCATTGATTGGAGCAAGTGGGAACCCGGATTTACCGCCGCCGGCAAGGCCATCAAGTGGCTAAAAGACTTGCTGGGGGATATGGTCTATCGCGCCATCGCGGCGGCGGACGTGTTGTCGGCCGTGTTTGAACGCGATTGGAAGCGGGCCAAGTTCGCTGCCGGCGAATTTATGAGCGGCACTGGCAAGAAGTACGGCGAAGAGGAACCGAAGCCAGCGCCCGTCACACCAGCGCCAGCCGCACCGGCCGCCAAGCCTGGCGCAACCGCGCCGAACGCGGCCCCGGGCACTGGCAAGAAGTACGGCGAAGAGGAACCGAAGCCAGCGCCCGTCACACCAGCGCCAGCCGCACCGGCCGCCAAGCCTGGCGCAACCGCGCCGAACGCGGCCCCGGGCACTGGCAAGAAGTACGGCGAAGAGGAACCGAAGCCAGCGCCCGTCACACCAGCGCCAGCCGCACCGGCCGCCAAGCCTGGCGCAACCGCGCCGAACGCGGCCCCGGGCACTGGCAATTCCAAGGCGAAGGCCGGCGGCGTTGAACAAGAGCGCCAGGCAATGGAATTCTTCCAGCGCCAGGGGTGGACCAAAGAACAGGCCGCGGGCCTGGCCGCCAATATCAAGCGGGAATCGTCCTTTGACCCGAACGCGGTCGGGGACAACGGCAAGGCTTACGGCATTGCACAATGGCACCCTGACCGGCAAGCGGAATTCAAAAAGCGTTTTGGCAAGGACATTCAGGGGTCGACCCTTGATGAACAAATGGCCTTCATGCACTACGAATTGACCGAAGGCAAGGAAAGCAAAGCGGGCGCCAAGTTGCGCCAAACCAAGAGCGCCGAAGAAGCCGCCGCGGCCGTATCGACGCATTATGAGCGCCCGGCGGACAAGGAAGGCGAAGCGGCCAAACGCGGCCAGCTTGCCGCCGCTATGCTCAAAACCGCCCCCGCCGCGGCTCCGGTTGCTGTGGCCGCCAATGAACCGCCGAAGACCTACGCCGAGCGACGCGAAGCGGCAGGCGTCCCCACGCCCCCGCCAGCCCCCGCCGCGGCCCCGAAATCGGGCAAACTGTATTCCGCACAGCCTGGCCCCCTGGCGGCCCTTGGCGGCGTTCCTGGGGCGTCTCAGGCGGCCCAAGGTGCAGGCGCCGCGCAAGTCGCCATGGCAAACGCTCCGGCCCCCGCGCAAGAGGTATCCAAGAGCGTGGAAACCCACATTGGCGAAGTGAAGGTCTACACGGCGGCCACGGACGCAAAGGGGATTGCCAACGATATGGGCAAGAGCCTTGATTACCTATTCACTGCGCAAGCAAATTACGGGTTGACCTGATATGGCGCTGATTCCGTTCCCTGACGTTCCAAAGTTTCCGGGCGTACCGGCGTTGCCCCGGTCCCCGAAGTTTCCGCCCTTGGTCCGTTCGGGGCTTGGGCTGGTACAGGGCATGCTTTGGCGCGTGTTCCAAGTGCAAACCCGCTGGGGCATCTTTGACAGCAAGGGCAAGCCGCTGGGCGACCCGGCCAAATTCACGGGGCTGATTGGTAACGCACTTGACGCCGCCGGCCTGGGCTCTACGCTTTCCACCAATTCCGTCGACTACTCCAAGGAAACGAAGGTAAGCGACTTCCCGATTGAGCAAGGCAGCTTCGCCAGCTACAACAAGGTCGAAACCCCGGCGTCGCCTATCGTCACGCTCTGTTTGACGGGCAGCGAAAACAACCGACGCACATTCTTGGAAGCCATCGACAAGGCGGTCAAATCGACGGACCTTTATAGCGTGGTCACGCCGGAAGTAACTTACATCGACTACAGCATTGAGCGATACAACTACAGCCGCCGGAATTCCAAGGGCGCGACCCTGCTGATTGTGGAAATCACCTTGAAGGAGATTCGCCAAGTATCGTCGCAATATACCCAATCGAACAAGGGCCAGGTCGATGCGCCGAAAGATGCCGGCGCCACGCCGACCACGGATAACGGCAAGGTTCAAGCCAAGATCCCGGACACGTCGACCCTCAAGGCCATTGCCAACAAATTGCCCGCCCTGGCGGACAAGGCGACTTCATACCTTCAAGGATTGGTGAACTGATGCAAACCATACCGTTACAGCCCGTGCCGGCGCAAGTGAGCAAGGTCGTTTTGGGCGGCCAGAATTGCCAAATCAACATTTACCAGAAGCCGCAAGGCGTCTTCGTGGATATCACGGCGGACGACTTAGAAATCATCGTCGGGACCATCGCCCGAGATATTGCGCCGCTTGTGTCCCGCGAATATACCGGCTTCCTCGGAAACTTTCTTTTTATTGATACTCAGGGCAACAGCGACCCCAGCTATGCCGGCTTCGGCTCCCGCTTTTCCTTGGTCTATTTGACGGCGGAAGAATATGCCCTCATTCAGTAATAAGAAGCAGTTGCGCTTCGTTATCACGCTGGGGACTGGCAAGTTCGGTTCCAGCAATAACGACACGGTCACGCTTCAAGGCTTCCGGGCAATCGCGGAGATTGACAAGGCCGGAGGCATGATGATGGGCACGCTAAAGGCCAAAATTTACGGCGTGAAGCAAGCGGACATGAACAGTGTTACGACGCTGCAATGGAAGCCGCAGACGTGGATACCGAACACGGTCGAAGTGTTCGCCATTGACGGAACCGCCGAAACGCTGATTTTCGCCGGCAACATCGTCAACGCCTGGGCGGATTATCAGGGCATGCCCGACGTATTCCTTCACATTCAAGCGCAAGCGGCATTCTTTAACGCCTTGAAGGCTATCCCGCCGCGGAGTTTCAAGGGGCCGATTGATACCCCCAGCGTCATGGCGCAAATTGCGGCCGACCTGGGCTACACGTTTGAAAACAACGGCGTCACCACGCAATTGACCGACCTATATTTGCCCAATACCGGCTTGGAGCAAGCCAAAGACCTGGCGCGGGCCGCCGGTTGCGACCTATACCTTGACGACAAAGTATTGGCGATCACTCCGCCGAACGTACCCCGCAAGGCGCTGATTCCGGTTATTTCGCCGTCGTCCGGGCTTATCGGCTATCCGACCTTCGATGGTGTGGGCGTCAATTTTCAAGCCCTGTTCAATCCTGGCGTAACCTTCGGCGGCTCCATCAAATTGGAAACGGACGTGCAACAGGCCGCGGGAGAATGGATCGTCACATCGGTCGCGCATCGGCTAGAATCAGAAAAGCCCGGCGGTGCCTGGTATTCGACAATCAGAGGAAACGCTAATGGCCTCGCCGTCACAAGATAAAGAGCTTCCGACTGGTCAATTAAAACCCTCAAGCACTTGGGGCGAGTTCAACAATATTGCGTTTGCGGTGCAACAGGCCATAGGTAAATTGCAAACTGCAACGCTAGTCAAAGTTGAAAAATGCACAAATGCGGGCGGTCTGGAACCCGTGGGCTTTGTTGATATCACGCCGCTGGTCAACCAACTTGACGCCGCCGGCAATCCGACTCCGCACGTTACTATTTTTAACGTACCGTATTTCCGGCTTCAAGGCGGGAAAAATGCAATCATCATTGACCCGGAGCCCGGCGACATTGGCGTCGCGGTCTTCGCATCCCGTGACATTACGAAGGTCAAGGCCACGAAGGCGGCGGCGAATCCGGGCAGCTTCCGGCAATACAGCTTTGCCGATGGGCTCTATTTGGGCGGCATGCTCAATGCCGTGCCGGAGCAATATGTACAATTCAGCACGGCAGGTATTAGGGTTCATTCTCCGGTCCTAATCAAACTTGACGCGCCCGACATTCAATTGATTTCGGACACGGTCGAAATACAAACCGGCATAATGACCGTGACCGCCATAGATGTGAATATCACGGCTGATGCCATTTCAATGAATGCCGGCTCGGCCGGCTCGACAACGATAAACAGCCCTGATATCCAATTAAATGGTGATGTTTTTATTTCAGGCTCTCTTCGTGTGGCAGGCGGCATTAGTTCAGGAGATAGTGCATATTCGTTAGGTCAGCTAACTAGCGTTGTCGGAATGACAGGATAAAATCATGCGATTTAATACACTTTTGCTTGACCGAACCGCGTGGGATTTGATTCTCGATAGTTCGGGCAATATCGCCATGGCAGAACCGCCCTATGCTCTGGCACAAGATGTCGCAAGCGCCGTGCGGCTATTCTTCGGTGAACTTTGGTACAATGGGGGAAAAGGTATCCCGTATTGGGAAGAAGTTCTAGGGCATCTTCCGCCTATGTCATTACTGACCGGATTGATTGAAAAATCAGCATTAGGCGTGCCGGGAGTAACATCCGCGCAGTGCATGATTACATCATTCGATTCCCGAGAAATTGCCGGCGAAATTCGATTTTTAGACGAAGAGAGCGTTTCAAATGTCATATACTTCTAGCGTTCCGAAAATCGTATTTACGCCCGCCGGCCTGACCATTCCGACCGAAGTGGCGGTGCTTGCAGGCGTCCAAACTGACATGGACGCGGCATTCGGCGGCGGCCTAAATCCGGCGCTTGAGACTCCACAAGGGCAACTAGCGTCGAGCCAAACCGCCATCATCGGCGATAAGAACAACGAAATTGCGCTTGTCACGAATCAAGTCGACCCGCAATATTCTGACGGTCGATTTCAGGATGCCATTGGGCGGATTTACTTCCTGACCCGCAAGCCGGCCACGGCGACTTCGGTAACGGTCACGCTTGGTGGTACGCCTGGCACGGTCATTCCTGCCGGAACCTTCGCGCAGGATACCAATGGCAATACCTACGCTAATACCGGAACCGTCACAATAGGCGTCGGCGGGACTGTTACCGCAGAATTCCAGAATTTGACGACTGGTCCAATTCCATGCGCGGCATCAACGTTGATTCAGGTTTATCAAGCGATTGCCGGATGGGATACGATTACCAACGATGCGGCCGGGACTATCGGCCACGATGTTGAAACGCGGGCCGACTTCGAGCAGCGCCGTAAAAATTCGGTATCCATGAACGGACGCAGCACGCCCCAAGCTATTTACGGGGCAGTTTTCAACGTCGCCGACGTGCTTGATGTCTACGTTCTGGACAATCCCACAAATGCTACGGTAAATAAAGGGTCGACGAATTATCCCGTCCTCCCTCACTCCGTTTATGTGGCCGTAGTGGGCGGCGATGACGCGGCGGTTGCTGCGGCTATTTGGAGCAAAAAGGATGTCGGTTGCGATTACAACGGTAATACGACCGTAACAATTACGGATACTAGCGGGTATAGCTACCCATACCCTACTTACGCGCTGAAATTCGAACGCCCAATTCCTCTGGCTATTAAATTCGCCATCAGCATCGTAAACGATCCCCTGTTGCCGATCAATGTGGTTGACCTTATCAAGAATGCCGTTATCGCCCGCTTTAATGGTACGGACGGGACGGTACGGGAGCGGATCGGGTCCATGATCCTTTCCAGCCGGTACTATGGCGCAGTAGCAGCGGCTGCGCAGAATATGGCGGTTTTGAGTGTATTGCTGGGCACAGTAACGCCCACATTGACGCAAGTCATGGTTGGCATTGACCAGCGACCCACGTTGACGGCCGCTGACATTACTGTGACTCTGGTCTGATTATGCTAAACGTCGAACAAACGATCATTAGTCAGTATGGGAATTCGGCAACGATAACCCAACTCATTTTAAATATGAATGAGTACATCGACCCGCGAATTGACATCGACAATTTTTATAATTACGTCTGGAATGTTGAAACAGCGCAGGGATTCGGGCTTGATATTTGGGGGCGAATCGTTCAAATCGACCGCATGATAAATGTCCCGGTCGATACGCCGAATCCCGGAGGGCTACCATTTACGCCAGGCGTATATTCCATGAGCGATGATGAATATCGCCATGTGATTTTAATCAAGGCACTCGCCAATATTACCAATTGTACGGCCGGCAATCTGAATCAACTTTTACAAAAACTGTTCGCCACACGGGGCCGCTGCTACGCCCTGGACATGGGCGGCATGACAATGCGGCTTACGTTTGAGTTTTGGTTGAAGCCTTACGAGTATGTTATCCTCACGACGACGGGCGTTTCCCCTAGACCGGCCGGCGTATTGGGTAACGTTTTTCAGGTCGACGTGCCGACGACCTTTGGTTTTGCCGAGTCCATCCATTTACAGCCCTTTGACCAAGGTAGCTTTTACGTAGCGAGTTGATACCATGCCGACCCCTTTGACACGCCCGACAAACTACGCGCTACCGTTCGCCAATGGTGGGGCCAAAAATATAATCCCCATAGCGGCCACAGGGACCGGCAAAGCCTCATTTACTGAAGGTTTCCCGCCAGTCACCATGATGCCGCTCAGTTCTGGGGGTATCCCGCCCGAAGGTAAAGATTTCAATGGTATTTTGTTCGACATTACCGCTCACACGATTTGGGTAAATTCCGGCGGTCAATATCAATTTGACGCGGCCCTGGCGACCGCCATTGGTGGCTATCCGGCGGGAATGGTGCTTCAGAACAACGCCGGGACCGCTAGCTATGTGAGCGCGGTCAACAGCAATTCGGTCGACTTCAATGCGACCCCGAGTTCCATCGGGGTCCAGTGGCTACCTTATGCGGGAAAAGCCTTCTCCGCGTTGACCAAGGCGGTCACGGGTGGCGCGGTAACGCTGACGGCAACCGAGTCGTCGAGCCGGTTCATCACATTGACCGGAGTGCTTGCTAGCAACCTAACACTCAATTTCCCGGCCGAATTGGGCTGGTGGCAGATCATCAATAACACGACCGGCGCGTTCACTGTCACGGTCAAGCCGACCGCCGGAACCGGGATTCTGATCCGCCAGGGGTCGTCCGATTGCGTTGTCAGTAATGGCGCTACCATGCGCTATATGGCGAACGACGGCATTACGATGCCATTCGGGGACGCGACAAAGGCTTTCGCCACGACGGAATTTATCCAAGCGGCACTTGATGGATATTACGTCGACAGCGGGGTTGTCGATAACGCATATATCATAACACCATCACCAGCACTTGCCGCATTGGTTCACGGCAAATCATTTAAGATGCGAACGACTCGAAGCAATACCGGGGCGGCCACACTGAACGTTAACGGACTTGGTGCGAAGCCTCTTGTTATTGAGACTACCGCCGCCGCCGCCGCTGGCGATATTCACGGGACATTTACTGTTACTTATGACGCTACAATTAGCGGGGGTTCATGGATTATGCACGGCTTGGCGTTTTCAGAATTCGGGCCGCTTGCGAAAATGGGTATCGGGTACGGTTTGGAAAACGATGGTGCCAACAATTTGCGTATCATTCCGCCCATGCTGTATTTTATGGGTCAACTTTCATAGAAGGGGTAAACAATGGCATCCGGTCTTTTAGGCAAAGCCGATTTGACGGCGGCGACTGATACGCTACTATTTACGGCAACCGCGTTGCAAACCGTGAATATTCGGTTTGCAAATCGAAACGCATCGGCCGTAAAAGTTCGTGTCGCAATCGGTACGGGCGCGTCCCCGGCGGTTGCCGACTATGTCGATTATGACGTAGCTATTTTAGCTAACGGTATTTTGGAAGATATGGGGCTGGTCATTTCCAGCGGTGAAAAAATTTGGGCACGGTCTGATACAGCAAACGTATCGGTTCGGGCGCACGGGGTGTAATTATGGGACAAGTATCGACTAGCGCACAGCAACAGATTAGCCCGACCCTAAATTTGAGCGGCACTTTTGCGACTAAAGTTGATCCGCCTGGATACTTGGGCGAATTTGGTTCAGGTCTATGGCAAGTCTTTCAATCTAGTGGAACTTTTACTGTACCTGCCGGGGTATCAAGCATCCGTGTCCGCGTGGTTGGCGGCGGCGGCGGCGGTCGAGCAGCAGGCGCTGGCGGCGGCGGCGGCGGTTACGCTCATGGCGTATTTGCCGTTACTCCTGGTGCTGATCATAGCGTAACCGTCGGCGCCGGGGGTAATGCAGGTGCTGGCGGAACTACGTCGTTCGGGGCTTTAATTTCTGCGACCGGCGGCGCATATAGTTCAGGTACGGCGTCGGCCGCTGGCGGCACAGGAACCGGCGGCGATTTTCAAGCATCTGGCGGCGCTTCTGGCGCCAATGCTGGTTCGGGTGGCGGTGGTGCTGGTTCGCAACTTGGTGCGGGTGGGGCTACATCGCCAAGCGGTGGCAGCGGCGGCGGCGGCGTTGGTGGTGGTCGCACAATTGGCGCAGGGTCTGGTGGTGGAAGTCCGTTCGGCAACGCAACGTCAACAAGCGGCGGGCCTGACGTTATCGGCGGAATTTCCGCAACTGGTGTTGCTGGTGCAACAAATCCGATCACTGCCGTAATCCGATTCCCATTTGACGGCTTTACAGGCGGCGGTGGTGGTGGCTCAACGACAGCAAACGGCGCCGCTGGTGGTATTGGCGCAGGCGGCGGCGGGGCATCGGCAGCTAGTACCGTTACGGCCGGCGACGGCGGCGTAGGCGGGGGCGGCGGTGGCACCAATTACACGACCGGCACGGTCGGCGGTAAGGGCGGCATCGGCGCAGGCGGCGGCGGCCTTGGTGGCACCGGCGCAGCGGGCACAGGTGGCGGCGGTATCGTTATTGTTGAATGGTAATCTAGGAGAAATTACAATGACCAACTTTGCCCGAATAATCGATAATGTGGCCGTCGACGTGAGCGCCGACCCGCACAATAGCTTTCACCCTGACATTGCCGTGGAATTCGTGGCGGTCCCGGACAATGTGGCGCCAGGCTGGGTGAAGGGCGCCGACGGGAAATGGAGCGCCCCGGCGCCGGCCCCCGCGCCCGTCCCGGCGGTCACATATCCCAAGGTCGGCCCAATTCATTTCCAAATGCTTTTCACGCCCGAAGAAGCCATTACGGCGGACGGCCTCAAGGCGACCGACAAGGTGCTGGCGTCATTCTGGAAACTGGTCGATGACCCGCGAACGGATACCATCGACCTGGGGCTGGAATCGGTGCAAAACGCCATCGAATACACCTTGAGCGTCGTTAAGCACGCCGGGGTCGACGTCGATGTTCCTGCACGCAAGGCCGCCATTCTCTCCGGCGTGCTGAAATGAAGCACAGGGCCGCACTCCTAGCCCTGTGGGCGCTTTGCCAGCTTGCCCATGTGGTTGCGGCCCTGTGGATGCTTTGCGCCATCCTGGCGGGCTCTCCGCGGGCCTGGCGCCTGGCCGTGTCCTACGACCAGTTAGCCAATACAGCTTTTGGCGGGGACGAAGACGAAACAATCAGTAGCAGGGCGTATAAGGCGGCCACACGGGGCCGGCGCTGGGGTTGCATTCTTTGCAAGCTACTCGACAAAATTCAGCCGAATCATTGCCGGCAATCGGTTGAGCCCGACGAAGGGGACAAAATGCCAGCCAATTTCAAACCCGAGTGGACGCCATGCCAGAAGAAAAACCAGCGTGCAGCGGCAGCATTGACCATTGCCCACAAGTCCAACAAGCCGCGGAAGACGCCGTGCGCAAAGTCTTTGCCATCCTGGGGGTCGACGTAGACGTCCCCAAGGAAGTTGAAGAGTTCCGCGAAAATCTCCGGTTCGGGGCATCCATGCGCCGGGCCGCCGACAAAGGCATGTTGACGATTATCGGCGTGCTTGCAACCGCCATGCTGGCCGCACTATGGGCCGGCATCGTTTCCAAAATCACGGGGAGCCATTAATCATGAAACCTATTTGCCGCCATCGTTCGCTTTTCCTCTTCGGGGGCACCATTCTTGCGGCGGCCCTCTCCTACCACACTGACCCGGACGCCCACGGCTTGTCGACCATCCTGGGCGGCCTGGCGATCATTCAAGGCATTTGGGCTGTGACTGCCGCCCACATGGGCCGTAAAGCCCTGACCGATTACCCGGAAGCCGACCAGCGCCGGTTATTCGCCAAAGCCGGGGAAAGCCCCGTCGGCGCCGGCCTGGCTCTCATTGCCTTGGCAATCGTGTTCGTCGGCCTTCTGCTGGTCTTCGCGCCCCGTGCCCATGCCGATACCCTGCCGGCCGGCTTCCACACGTATGGCGCCACGTTGCGGGCCGAACAGCGGCAATTCTGGCCCGACCATCCTGACCCCGCGGCGTTGGCCGCCCTGGTTGAGCAAGAATCGTGTGTGTCGCTCAAATCCCCCAAATGCTGGAACCCTGGCGCCAGGCTCAAGACTGACCGCGAAGAGGGCGCCGGCATGGGCCAAATCACGCGGGCTTACCGCGCCGACGGTTCCCTTCGCTTTGACAGCCTGGCGGGGCTTCGGGGCCAGTACGGCGCGGAGCTTGCGGGCTGGTCCTGGGATAACGTCTATCAACGCCCCGACCTGCAATTGCGGGCCGTGGTACTCATGAGCCGCGACGCGGCCCGTCCCTTTCGTGGGGCTCCGGGCTGGTTGCACTTCGGGGACGCTGGATATAACGGCGGGGTCGCCGGGGTTCAAAAAGAGCGCCGGGCCTGCAAGCTGTCCGCCGGGTGTGACCCTTCCCAATGGTTCGGCCATGTGGCCGCGCATTGCCTCAAGTCCCGGCAACCCCTCTACGGCGGCCGGAACGCATGCGACATTAACCGGGAACACGTCCACAATGTCTTTTTGGTCCGCCGGGCCAAGTACGTCGGGGCTATGTCATGAACCGGC